CTCTAACTTCACCAGTATTTGCATCATATACCAGTTTATTTCTATAACGACTCATTACCTCTCTGAGGTATTGTTCAGCCTTAACCTTTGGTAGATTACCTACATCAATATAGAAAATTCTTCTTTCTGGTGCTCTTGATAATCTATAGATGACAAGAGAATCCTCAATCATTCTTAATTGATTAAGTGACTTAATTGCTTTATGAAGATATGAAAGAACATTTCCTTTATTTCTATCTACAAGACCAGAGGTCACATAAGTAATAGAATCTTTTGCAATTCTAACACCCTTAGTTCCACCACCACTTGTTATCGAACTAGATGGATATGCTGGAGTTGGAGTGTATATAAAATACTCTTCAATTTCGGGGGTTATTACTTTTTCTGGTGAATTATTTTGAGAATTTGATTGCATTGATATGCGATCATTTTTATTCTTCTTCTCCTGACGCACATAACGCATCTTCATAGGATCAATATATCTTATTTCTTTTATACCTTCTTCTGGTTTCTTTACATCAATTGCCTTAAAATAATATAATCTACCGTCTATATACCAGTTTCTTAATATTTCATGGGATTTTTTATCAAAATCCATTATATCTTTAATGGTTTTGAATTCTTGTCTAATTGCTTTCTTTAGTTTATCACTTGCATTTAAATTGGAAAGTTCAATTTCAATTGGAGTGTCATAGAGATCACTTACAATTGCTTCATTTATTATATCTTCAATAGCACCATCACACTCTGGGTGTAATGCCATTTCACGATATCTTTTTATTAAATCGGACTCAGTTCTATAAACACCTTCAATGTCTACATATGATCCGTAAAATCCACTAGTAATATAATTATCAACCCCGTCCTCATTATTTTGAGGGACGGGGGATATTACGGAAGGATTCTTTTCCTTCTTATCAAGTGAAAAACCAAAAAGTCTGGCCATATTATAAACTCGTTTATTTTACTATTATAGCACTATTTATCTGATATCTTCGCCGCCAGCCGCAGAAGAAGTACCTTTATATGCTTCCCACCAGTGAACTTGCATTTCTACTGTAAACTCTTCTAGAGTATCTGTGGTTTCATAGTTTAGATCAATAGTAGATAGATTTGTTGGAAATATATCCCAGAACTTATAAGATCTTAGGATTCCAGCATCACGATCTAACTGATGAACAATAGCATCTTTCTGATATTCATCTGGATTTTGTAATCCAGTTGCATCCTCCATACTATTGATTGCATTCATCCACTTTTCAAAAGCAGAACGAATGACAAAATCAGTATCGTTAATAACGGTGATTGTCCATGTTTCGAATGTTCTGTCACCAGCGATCTTTAAAATACGACCTCTGAATGGAATTTCGATTGGAGCAACTGTTGAAGCAGGAAGTGCTGCTGCCTTAACTAAAAACCTAGATTTTTGTAAGACATCATTTTCTATTGCAACTGCTGCAGGAAATGCTAGTTCAACCTCAAAGAGATTCGGCCTAGCTCCACCACCAGTTAACTTACTTTTGAAGTCACTAATTTTCCTTAGTGGAATACTGTTCTGTTGAACTCTACTTGGCATTGTCTTTAAACCTCTAAATTAATTAAACGTTACCGATTACTTCATCAAATGAAACGCCAGTTCTAGTGGCAACGAATGTTAGACCAATGAAGTTGATTGATCTTGCAGGCTTAATGTATATATCTGCAATGAACTCATTTGCATCGATAATCGCAGCAGTGTTATTCGTTTCGTCACAAATAACAACATAATCTTGAATTCCTCGCTTAGCCTGAACGTCACGTAAGAATGGTTCAACAATGTTCACAAAGTTTGTCCTTGTGATTTCATCGTTAAATTCAAAGAGTTGATCTTTTGCTGCGGCAGAAATTGCATCTTCTAGGAAGATAAACAATCTACGAACGTTGATTCTATCAAACGCTGATGCCTTAGCAAATCCAGTCTTATCTCCATAAAGAATAATTCCTGCTCCTGGTGAGAAGATTACTGGATTAATTCTTGCAGAATAAAGACGATCTCTTTGTTCCTTAGTAGGATTGTATGCAAGTTTAATTGCATTTTGGATTGCTCCTCTTGCTGTTCCTGCTGGTGAGAACCAAGGGAACTGATTAATATCAGTTCTGGCACAAAGTCCAGCAATATCACCATTTAGAGGAATGTATCTAAATGAACTTGCAAATCTATCAAACATATACTTATATCCACTATCGAATACAGCATATGATGAAGAAGTCATAGGTTCATAGAAATTAATTACATTATCTGTAATGTCTGCATCACTTAGGATCTGTGCTGCTGTCTGATCAGCTGAATCAGAAATCATTGCTGCTCTATAAGGTGAGATAAATGCGACTGCATCTTTTCTCAATTCAGCAACTGAAATTAACTTAGTTGCAAGTGCTCTTGCAGCATACTCATCACCTTTAGCAGATCCCATGATGAGGAAATCTACATCAACATTGGTATCATTTTCAAACAGTGTATAACCACCTACCAAATCATCTAATCCAGAATCAAGTGCACCAGTGTCTGTTAAGTTTGACTTATGAGAATAGTTTGTACCATTCTTCATGGTATCATTAAATGTTCCGATAGAATCAAAGATAATGCCTTCAGCATCTTGATCCCATCCACCATCAGCAAATCTGGTATAATTAGAACCTGTAAATCCAGTAGTTGTAATACCTGAAGGTGCACTGGTTCCGTAAATATATTCTGAATTAGTTTGTAAATACTGTCTCCAATAAGAAGGTGAACCAACTGAGAATGTTGCATCCTTTGCCTTAGAAAGGTTCAAATGCTTCTCAAGAATTGTTCCTGCATTACCACTAACTGTTCCCTTTGCATCAATTACAACTACATGAACTTCATCAAATCTTCCACCTCTGGCAGCTGTATATTCGGAAGTTGTTGGACGCTCTGCAAGAGTATTCCACTTTACAGTATTGGTAGTTGTTGCACCACCAACAGTTGCAGTTGAAACCTCCAATAGTTGAGCATCAAACCAGTCTGCTGCTGCAGTTACTGATGGAGTTGCGGTATTTACACCAGCATTGGTTACAATAGTAAGATTTCCTGTGGTTCCAAACTTATAAGTGCTGTTGTAATCTTTTGCAGTCTCTGTTCCTGCTGCAGATACATGAGAGAGAACTTTAACATCTATATACGATGCTCCCTTCTTGGTGATAATTCCTTTGAAGTATCCATCAAGAGTTTCAGTTTTTCCTGCACCCGTTGTTCCTGTTTTCGAAACAACTGTACCAGAAGGAACTGCCTGAGTAACACCATATCCAACTTCAACACTAGTCAAAGAATTTAATGTTAAATTTTGATCTGCATAACCATCAATTATTCCAATTTTAATTCCATTTGCCCATGATCCAGGATTTCTTGCAACTATCGTTGCTGAAGGATAGGTATTAATATCATACCCCAATTCTTCATAATGATCTACACTCTTAATCTTTACACTAGCACCAGCACCAACCGTTGCATTGTAAAGACCTGCATCGTCTGCTCTAACGACGTTCATTATTCCACCATACGCCAAGTATGATGATGCGGTCAACCAAGTCTCATACTGCTTATCTACATCATACGGTTGCCCAAATGTATTAAGTAAGTCGTTCTCGTTATTTACAAGAGTTGGAGTTCCAACTGGACCTTGTGCAAAAGGCCCTACTATTCCACCTATTTTATCGGTAGTGGGATCGACTCTTCCTAGAGTTAAATCTACTTCCCTTACCAAAATTCCAGGAGATGCTAAATTTAAAGGCATCTTGTTTTTCCCTCGCTGTCCAGATTTATTCTAGAAATATTTATTAAAATATCTTTTTTACATGCATTTTTTTACATATAGTCCCACATGTAAGAACGATCCCCGTATTCATCTGTATGCCATCTATCCCCATCTTTATCTACAAAACTATCCATATCTTCAAACCCATCGGATATAAATCCAAAAGGTGCCATGTCTTGTTCTATCTGATTTTTTTGCTCTTCATAAATCCTTTTTCTGATGTCATTATCTGACATCTCTTTAAAATAATCCTGTGCAACCAACCATGCAAATATGACAAGACACATTGCTAAATCATCATTACACCCCTCTTCTGCCTCAAATGAATTGTGCTTTTGTGCAAATGTAGTTAATTCTGAAATAATTTCATAATCGCAAGTTAAAAGTTTATCATCCTCCATCATTGTCTTAAGATTGGAGCATCCTAATTTTTTAACTGCTGCTGTAGTTCTTACACCAAGTTGAGTCTTTTTACCTGAAAATCCTTGACCAACTATTTGACCATTTCTACCTCTCATAGAAGCCATTAAGAGATTTTCATATTCAAGATCATACTGAAGAATACTTGCTACTTGATCTCCTATATCATTAACTTCTATTAATAAGTATGCCTGATTATATCCCTTGGCTACGTCAAGTATAATATTGGGGAATAACATTGGTTTAATTTCATTATTCCTATATTTGGCAACCACCCTATATGGAAACTCTGTAGTATCAAAAACAATAAATGCAGAATAGTCGTTTCCCAATCCTCTTGCAACATCAACAGTGATTATGTAATTATGCTCTTTCTTTGGTTCTTCATAGATATCCAATCCAGCATTCTTTTTGATTGGTGGTTCAAATACAAGATTTTTAAGTTTAGTAGCACTAATTAATGTATTAACTGATCCTAAGAACTCACACTCAAACTCAATTTTAAATTGTTGTTCTGATGTATTAGCAATTGTCTGTTCTTTCCAAACAGCATCTCTACCAGGAACTTCACTCCAATGAACATCAGTTGGAACATATTCACTT